GAGTTGTTTATTCCGATTACCTGGCTAGGGCTGGGGTTACGAACCCCATTTGAAGTGATACGGATCCCACTATATTTTATTTTATTGGTCGGTGGCTCCAGAAACAAGCCTACTAGAAGGCTCTACGCTATTCCAATCAATATTACGAATTCGCTGCAAGGTACTTGGCAATTCTGATCACGCATGAAGTGGTCGCGGAAAGATTACTTAATGCCAATTGAACAACGCAAAGCGCGTCGACCGCCGTGACTAAGGCCTGGTAAATACCGGTCTCCGTGATACTGGTGTAGATCTGCCCAGCCTGAGTCGCTGCAACACTGCTAGCGGTTCCGGCTGTGATAGACCAAGTGGCAGCTGCTGGACCTCCGCTAGTTGCGGTTCCATTGACAACCCAGTCGACCAGGTATTGTCCCGGTTCTGTGAATGCCAATGAGCCAGTTGAGGCTGCCCCAGCCTTTGGATACGCGATATTACCGTTACCTAACTGGGTGTAAAAAGACCCATTGGAAAGGTAGCCAGAGGTGGTATTGAAAGATATGTTCTGTGAAACGGCATACTCTATCGCGGGGGGAATTCCAGGAATGATCAACGAGATGTCATAAGAAACATACAAGTTACCAGATGGCCCAGTGGAATAACCTTGAGTAGCCACAAACAACGTACCAACATCATAAGTCTTCACATCAGTATTGGCTGGTGTAGACCCAATTCGCACGAATCTTTCACAAATGTTGACCCGTTTAAAATCACCGGAAAGCTCAACTGGACTCCAGATAGATCCGGAGACAGCGCTCATGGAAGACATGAACTCGGCTTTGTTTGGAGGTGATGGGTCAGCAGCATTGTAATCGATTTCCATGTAAATTGACCCAGCAGTAGAGCTTGGCAAAGCTGGCTGAGTGTGGAAACGAAGGGAGTGGACGATGTACTTCTCGAACAAATCTGCGACGCCGCTCAGCCATGGGAAGGTGGTGGGGATCCCAGGGTTAATCGGCAAGGACATGGTTACATTAAAATCAGTATTGCCTGCGTATTGCAGTTCACTAACAAACTCAGTGTGCTGGATGCGCACGCCATTGGCCACGCCGCGAAAGGTTGGTTGTCCCTTAGTCGCTTTGACGGCAACTGCGACTGGGGCGTAATTGCGCACCATTGATATTTGTTTGTTGTTAGTTTTGATTGGCTGCACTTTGACAGCGCGAGTTCTCATCTTTGGAACTTGTTGGGGTTTCTTAGTCATGTATGGGATACAGCGACTAATACTGGACTATACATCTGTGTGAGCTTCAGGCGCTGATCCGTGTAGTCTCTCGGCATTTGAATTAGCACGGAATTATTAAGCAACGCAGCACCGTTTTGGACCATTAACACACAAACCCCATGCGTTTTAGGCCCGCCGGCCGCATCAGATCCAGACATTATTTCGCCTGGGCTCGCCATCGTACACTTCATCCCACTCGGGCGTGTGGGCTTGGTAGAACTTTTCTACTGCAATTTGAAGGTCTGGCAACACACCAAAAGCTAAATAAAACGAAAACCTTGCCTCAGGTGACGGCTCAACATAAAGTCCGTGCATGCCACGTGCTAACATTGCCATGCCAGTGTCTAACGCTGGGTCCCAGGATGGGAGCCTCCTACCACAGGATGCTCTCAATAGACTCTGGTAAAAATCCTGTACAACTGGGATTCCTGAAGTCAGGTGCATCCCACAAGTACCGATTGACCCTACCCACTTTTGATAATCTTTGATAGAATTAAGTGGATGTAAACACAGGCAATCTTTTGCTATACTGATGTGTGGGTTACGAACCATAACCCAATTGACACCATCAAACACGGGCTGAGTTTGGCAAAACTCAACCTTCTCTAAAAAGGCTCACGGGTTCCTCAACTTTAATGTTGAAACCCATCTCTAAGAACCAGGGATGGACATGTTCCATAACATGGTCCAATTGCTCCTGCTCAATAAATAGTACGCAGTCGTCGCCATTATTAACCAACGACCCACTAATTCCAAACTCACGCATGAAAGAATGCACAAGGGTTGACATAATCAAACAATTTCCTAAAGCGGTGTTCATATCGCCAGACATTCTAGTACCACTAATGGAATAAGATAATTCACCATCATGTGTGTACCCTCTAACTTTATTACTAACCTGCCACGACAACAAATTAGCCAATTTGTTGTCGCGGTATATTCCATTGTAAATGCTATGTTCCCACTTCAGACAGTGTGCACTCACGTGTTGATCGAAACGAGTGGCATCAAGCCCAATACCAATTGGTTGCTTCAACTTCCCCCATTTATTAGCTATTAACTTGCCTGTTTCCAACGCATTGAGTCCCTTGGCGACTGTGACCTCGCCAAACAACCGAGCGATCGCTACGTAAATGTCATGCTCGATACGTGACAAATACCGCCCTACTTCGATACCATACCTTGGGTGTCGTGGTGAGATTAGACGCATGACCGGATCCGGTTTAGCGGTCAAATTTATCTTCTCTACTTTGCCAAATAGTCTGATGTATGAATCCTTGCGGCACACAGGTGCTCCCAATAGGCTCCGCGCGGCATCACTATAAATCTTCTTCTTGCGACCCGTATATCGATCAACGAATTGCTCCGTCGAGAAAGGGGTGACAATCCCGAAGTTATTTATAATGAATTGCTTTTGGTAAAACAATCTCACATCAAATTTCTCTGGA